TCATTGTATTCTTTTTGATATTGAATTAAATCATTCGTTAAATCAGTAAGGGTCTTAGGGCTAAACTTCTCAGTCCCTTCATTGAGAGAAGACATAATGTCTTTTACAGCTGCTGACATTTCACCATTCACCGAAAGAACCTTCTGAACAAGAGGTTCACGTTTTGTAAGATCTGGTTCATTTATTGCTGCCGCTAATGCAGCAGAGTATTGTGTTTTTAATGACGCATACTGTTTCTCGAAATTGGATAATTTTGTGTTCCGAGAATCTTGAAACTTTTTGATGTCCATTACATTTTATTACATATAAATAAATGTCAAGTTCTAAGGTGTCGTTTAATGTAAAAAATGGCGTCCAGAAAGGTCCTGGTACGGATGCATCCTTCATTACGGCAATGCGTCGTCAACAGGCTCAACTAGTCGACGCTACTCGCAGTGGGCATCCTAAACCTGCGTTTGCAGACTACCCGAAGCAGCGTGGAGATGATGTCAACCCGATTCGCCCGTTCTTATCCAAGGGCATCTCGTTAAGTTTTTTGAAGACATATTAGATAAGAGGATGTCGGACTACGACACAATCACACAACAAATCAATACACTTGTGAAAACACCTGCGCCAGCCGGTACAATGTTTTCGAATTTAGATCAACAGCGTGATCTTACCGTTAAAAAGGTAGAATCCGATTACAACAACCAAACTACAGTTATGACTGTAAATAAGCAAGTAAAAGATGTGGTTGGATTTTTTAAGAAAGCATTTGGTGGAACTAAGACCGAGCTTGCTCAAAATAGAAACACAATTGCACACTTACAAGGTAATATCGCAGATTCTCAGTCTATAATTGACCAGCTAAGTCAAACAGGTCCAGTTATACAACAATTATTAATTCTTGTTGCATCTGTAGCTGTTATCTATTACTTTGGATCAAGTCTTGGTTCTCTAGTTCATTTTGCCGCATTTGTCGTTCTAATTACAGGATCTTACTATATAATTTCCGGAACACCTAATAATGGGCAATCAACCATCAGCTCCATCTTCACCGCCATCTCAAACTTCTCCAGTTCAATCTGGAACTCCATTGCCTCCAGTTTGTGATATGGCATGTCAGAGACAGAAACAATTAGATGGTTTGAAGACAGCGCTGGACACAGCTACTATAACTAAAGATTCTGATCCCGAAGGTTATGAGAAGGCTCGAGTGGCATATTATACGTTGCTAGAAGGCAATGCCTGGTTAGCAACTGAAAAAGACAATATTGCAAAGAAGGATATAGAACCAGTTCTCACTCAGTATTCGAATCAGTATAATGAATTGAAAAAAAGAAAAAAGGAACAAGATGTATTTGTCAACCTAGCGGCTACATTGAAAAATCAAGAAGTAGGTGACCAAGAAGAGTTAGCATTCTTAAACAAAGAAACAGGAAAGGAAAAGGTAGATACAGATGTCTTGAATCGCCTTACTGAAATAAAAGGCTCACCGACTCCCCAATTTGATTGGATACTCTATTTGCTATATGGTATTATTGGTGTCCTTGGATTATACGTAGTCTATCTGTTGTTTAGAAAGATCATTACCTATATATATCCTCCCCAGTCTGGTATACTTGGAGGTAAAAAGGCAAAAACTTGAACACCGCTAAGCGTTCTTGTTTTTGATACTATGCACCTCCCCGCATAATACTATGTTACTCCTGTATTCGTAACTCTTAGTTTTTAACATATGTATATCATCATATCCATACGTTAGCGTACTGTTATACACTAAACTCCCCTCGCATGCACCTACCTCGCATACATTCGTGATCAGCTAAACCGACCTCCGTTACTCCGTAATCTATTCATAAATACGTTTAATCTGTATTTATTTTCAATTAATTTGTAATAGTTATACTTTATCAATCCTGATCAATGTGTATTGGATTATGTTGTTTCTAACTTGGAATATTTAGATCACCCAGTCATTGCAGCCACTCTTTTAGTGGTCTTCTGCAATCTGTAGTATCGTTTACTATCCAAATCATACTTTAACAATTCCTTGTCCACAAAGTTCACTTTCGTTTACTCGTATAATTTTCCTTACAAGATTTGTCCTCTTGTACCATCATGCACCTCCTTCGCATGACAGTGTACTCCGCGTTTGAAATTGTTATGTTTGCGCACTTCAATCTCGGTCCCGTAGTTCCGTTTATTCTCTAAAACATCGGCCAGTTAACAGCTGTTCGATAATTGAGAAACCAAGCAACCTGTTAGTTGCTCTGCCATCTATTAATCTGATTTTTTTACATCCGTTTTGCGAAGCGCGATAACATAGTTTTACGACCAAAAAACAAAAATTCACTCTAGTCTGAGAATTTTTGTATACAATGCTCCTCCTTGCATTATACTATGTTACCTCGTTACGTAACCCTATGTGTACATTACACCCACATATTGCACCTCCCCGCAATATTTCTATGATTTTCTACAAAACCTCTAGTCTCTCTCATATATTCACAGTAGCCGCTAAACTACCTTCCTATATGATTCAAATTCCACTCAGTACACTTGTCAATGCACTTATAGTCGATCAAACTCTAACCAGACAGCGTTAGCCGTCTGCTATTTCCTAATCTGACTTTTTAGAATCCGTTTCGCAAGCCCAAATGTAAGGTTTTATTAACCATAATATAATGGAAACAGCGTATCTATTTCTTGCTGTATTAATTTTTCTGATGTACAGCATCACCACGTGGTACACATCAATTGAAGGATTTGAAGATGGTGGAAGCGTAACTCATGAAGATCCGGTTGAAATGTACGACGATACATATGCTGCAATTTATGATTCACTTTGGCACTCAAAGGAGAAGAATGACTACGAACAAGTATCAATTCAAGACGTCTCATTAGCTGATTGGCCGATTGCAACGGTAAAGGTTCTCGATATGTGTTGCGGCACAGCACCTCACGCTTGCTGGTTCAAGAACTTGGGCGTAGAATATACTGGCGTTGATATTTCCGAAAGCATGTTGACAAAAGCAAGAGAGAATTGTCCAAGTGCCACGTTCAAGAAAGGAGATGTAACACACATCCAACTATTTCCTCAGAAGTCAGTGACTCATTGCATTCTGACAAACTTCTCAGTTTATATGTTCGAGAATCCTAAGATACTATCGGACAATGCATATGCATGGTTGCAGCCGGGTGGTTTCTTTGTAGTCCACATGGTTGATCCGGATAAGTTTGATCCCGTTCTGAACTTAGCGAGTCCATTTGCTGCCTTTTCGCTACAGAAGTATTCATACGAGCGCCAAACAGATTCTGCTATTTATTTTGACAAATTCAAGTACCTTGGTCGTTTCAACAAAAAGAAGGATGAAGATACTACCACTTTTAATGAGACGTTAACTTATTACGATAAGGATCATAACGACGGTAAGAAGTATCGTGAGAATAAACACCACTGGGTTATGCCGTCCAAAGAGCGTATGATAAACATAATCAAGTCAAGTGGATTCCGTCACACAGAAACAGTTGATCTAGTTCGCTGTGGAAAAGAATACCAGTATCTAGTCTATTTTAGTAAGTAATGGATCCAGATATGGTTCTTTTAATTAGAATGTGTAAAGAAATAGTAAAAAGAATTGATTATCGACACGGCCCTCTCGTTCTTAATTGTCGCGAGTTACTTTCAATAGTTTTTCAAAATAAGTAAAGTTTAATGAACGTAATTGATTCGAGAACCGTTGCAGATTTCCAGAAATTTACTTTCTCTGGACATTTGAGACAGCACGTATATAAAGTCTTGAATGAAAATGTAAAATTAGGTCATGCTGATTACGCATGTTATTGGGCTCTTGAACTTCTTTGTTCTGGATTAGTCCATTCTATGTGGCAAACTCTTTTTGAATCTGCAGCAATTCATATTAACCGAGCGGCTCCTAATTCATTTTTATATTTGATCAAGATGTATGAAAAGTTTGCACCATATGAATCTCAATATTCCGTAATGCATATGACTGATATACGTAATAACCCAGAAGTTCGAACAATTATTTGCGAGGCAGCGGCTACATTAGCACTTTGTAGAAAACATAAATTACCTACAATGCCTAAAATTAAACCAGAACACGATTTTCTTCCGTTAACCATTCAAGAAAATTTGAAATCACCGTCTGCAAATTACGGTCGTGAACTTGCAAAGAATGATGACCCACTTGAAATTTATATTCCATTTAACGAACTTGTATATTGTCTGAGAGGCGAGACTCGTGATGTAACACGTGCGCTGTATTGGTGTGGTTGGATTTTGAAATACTCAAGTCAATTTAAGAAGCAAAACAAGACTCAACTTGTATGTGCGAGTAGACCCAATCTATATTCTGATCAAGTCTATTCGACATTAGTTATTTGGATGATTTGGGAGGCTGTTATTGAAGCATCTAAAAAATCAGTTCAAGCTGGAGTTCTCGCACCTTATATAGATGCAGTTTTTAAGCTTCATTGTCTACGTTGGAGTCCTGCGTTACAGAAACAACGTTTGTGTTTTTTGATTAGTGCGATTGTGTTTGTTTGCGAAAGCACCACAATTGATATACATTCACCCGTCCCCCACGATTTAGCAACTGTTCAAAATGTTGTAGTCAATATTCCTTCATGGATACTTGCCATCATCCAAACGAAAAAGACTTTTTCTTAGCTTAAAAGTATAAATGTTCAAGTTCCTCCTCAAGCTCGTTCTCCTCGGTCTTGGTGTCTACCTTCTCACACAGGAGGTTCCTAAGCTCATGCAGGGTGCGCGTGATTCCACGACGGTTGTCTACACGGTCATGGGTGCCCTTCTCGTTTTCTATACGGCTGGCTCCGTACTAAAGAAGCTTGGCAAGATGCGCAAGTAATTAAAAACGAAATCATGATAACTAATGTCAAATGAATCAAACCATGAAAGAACATCTACACCAAATTTTGCTGAAAACTCCGCAGAATTTGTTTGATGAGTTTCTTTCTGACTGTCAAAAATGGTATGAACAACCAGCGCATACATTTACTGAAATGCGAACGCGTGAAAACAAAAAGATACGTGGAGATATCTTTGAAGAGTTCTGTGTTCTGTATCTCAAATTTGTAAAAAAATACGAGTCTGTATGGCGTCTTGAAGATGTACCTGACGAAATTTTAGTTCAACTTAGTTTGAAACGTCAAGACTTTGGAATTGATATTGTATGTCAACATCAAGGTAAGTTTATTGCCGTTCAATGCAAGTATAAAAAACACGTTTCAGTTAAAAAGAACATCCTTACATGGAAACAGCTATCAACATTCTATGCCTTGTGTATGCGAACGGGTCCATATGAGAAATATATTGTCATGACAACATGTGACTATACTCGCCATATGGGAAAGAAAACTCCCAAAGATATTTCAATCTGTTTGAAAACACTGCAAAATATCACAAAAGAAGAATGGACATCTATGTGTCAACTAGAAGGAAATATTGTTGAAACCGAAAAGGTACTCGCTAAGACTCCCGAAGAACTGAGAGCCGCCCGTTTAAAATATTATGAAAGTAATAATGTTTAGCCGTAAGTTTCAGCATGCAGCTGCAATGACGTTGCTTTTTTATGTTGTGAGCTCTCCGTTCACGTACAAGATGGTTGATAAGCTAATCGGTGGTCTTGTGGAAACTGTTGCGCCGTCAATGACATATTGGTTCAAGGTGGCTGAGTCTGGTTGCCCTACAAACTATGGACTACTAGTTCATTCAGCTGTCTTTGGTCTTGTTAGCTATTACATAATGCATGCATCTTCATAAAACGGATAAAGTTTAGATAGATACATGTAAACTAATAAAATGAAGCTACTTATCTTCGATACCGAAACAACTGGCCTTCCGGTAAATCGTAACGTACAAGCAGTCAATGGACCCAATAACTGGCCACACATTGTGTCCATTTCTTGGGTGATTTTGGATGTAGAAAGCAATAAGATCGAAGCAAGACGTTCATTTACAATTCAGCCTACTGGATGGACAATTCCTTCTGATTCAACTAAAATTCATGGCATTACTCATGATTTTGCAATGAATAACGGAACACCTCTTTCTCAAGCAATGGCTGAGTTTACAAATCAGAAATATGACTACTTAGTGGCCCACAATATGGATTTTGATTTCAATGTTCTGATGAATGCGTATCGGTGGGATTTGGGTATTATGGTAAATGACACTCAGTATCGTCGCAAATGTACAATGAAATTGGCCACTGATCTTTGCAGATTACCTGGTCAATGGGGAACGCGTTGGCCGAAATTGAGTGAATTGTACGAATTTGCGTTTCATCGTAAACCTGTTTCAACATCACTTCATAATTCAATTTATGATACATTGATTCTCGCAGAAATTATTCAACACTGCGACGAACTGCGTCAAAAAATGGGCTTACCTGTTAAACCTAGTTTTGTAAGTAATGGAAGTGGTAATAAAACCCTTTCCCTCTGATTTTAAACAGAAAGCTACTTTAGTTCAATCTGTTCAAATTTTATGGTGCAACGACGGTTGGTCTTATATACCCGAACTCCGCGTCCGACGACGTTTTTTTCTCGACAATAATGTCACGAAGATGGAGCAACAGCCTTGTGAGGCGACCATTCCGGTACCTTCGCACTGGGAAGAGATTGAGATACACTGGTACTCTCAGACAATGTGGCGGGAACTTTCCGAGGATCTTGACGACTTAGTTTCAGTGACCACCAGCAGAAACACCAGCAAGTAAACATGCGACCATCGACTTCCTTAACAAGCGCAGCCTCTAGTTTCTCGACGGCGGCCTTGGCTTGAGGGCTGGACTCAATGAGAGATTCTACCTTTTGAACAACTGCACTTGATTCGACAGCTTTTGTAACAGAATCTGATACCTGCTGTGTAGTATTACTAACAACATCCTGTGTTTTATCGAGCGCGACTGTTGTTAGTTCAACAACCTTCTCTTCTACCTTAGGAACTATCTCTTCGATCTTAGTCTCAACCTGTTGTTCAACCTTCACCTTGACTTCTTCAATCACTACAATAGGTTCCATCGCGTATTTGCTCATTCTTAAGAAACCTTTTGGTTGAATAAAGCGAAATGGAAATTAGTGATTTATTTTATACAGCTCTGGCTACCATTTTAGTCATGGCAGTTCTTCAAGTCACTGCCTTCTTTGTAACGCGAGTACTATATCCTCCCGAACCGCGAATCATATACCGCGACGCTCCGGTACAACCGCAACGTGTTCAGTTTGCTGAACCTGTTGTTCAACAACAGGCTCCTGCTCCGCCTCCGGTTGTTTTAACACAGCCTCCTCCTTCTATACAATTGCCAGAGTATGAGCCTCGCAAGCCGGCTTCAGACTCTTTACGACTGGACCCCGAACTACCGCCTGGTCTTCAAGAAACCCGTCCCACAGGAACTTAAAACATTCAGGGTTCCACAAACAAAAGGAATAAGTGGTTGGCTAATTTTGACATATGAAA